TTCTGAAGTATCAGCATTATCAACAATATAAGACTCTATAGTTCCATACCTACAGTTACCACTACCATCATCTGCACCATCAAAATATATACGAGAATGAGCCGCTCCTTCTATCCCTCCTTGGGTTTTTATCGTGAGGGATGCCCCATGACCTGTATTCTCTATATTAAGACCTGAAAACTGGGGGCTATCTTCTGTCCCTACACCCAAAGCTGAAGCTGCTAATGCTGCTGTAGTTTGACCCGTACCCCCATTTGCTATTCCTAACGTACCAGTAACAGTAGATAAGTTATTAACTTCAGCGGTTAAATATCCTGGGGAACTGTGATTACCCCAATCATAAGCGGTATTCCAATTTTTTCTGTCAATAGTAACAATATTGTCGTAGTCGGCAAAGAATTCATTATCAACAGTAGAATACGCCCTAGCTGGAGGCGTGAAATCCTCAGTCCATCTGGCTACACCCTTAGAGATTCTAATCTCATCTAAATAACCATTTATACATGTAGGAGCAGAGACACCTCGTCTACCTATATATATATCTGATGCTGTTGTGTGAAGTGTTGTACTATCGTTGACTGTAGCTTCTTCTACACCATTAACAAAAAGTTTTATATCGTCTGAACTATCCCTTGTGACTGCTACATGATACCAGTTCGCCACTGAAAATGTACTAGTTCCAATCAAGTCAACATGAAGCCCAACACCAACACCAGTAGAAACATAAAAGTGAGCTTTTAATGCAGTATCGGAACCATCTATTTGAAGAGTAAATTGCCCGTCATAATTAGTTGATAAAAAAGCATGTGAAGAGAATATTGGATTAAAATTATTATTTGAAGAATTTAAATAAACCCAAGATTCAATTGTGAACTCTCCATCCATTTGCCAATCTGAATGAGATGATAATGACAAATTATCATCAGTACCGTCAAAATATATAGAAGTGCCACCAAATTTCTGTTTTGTATCTTGATGAGAGGCATCACTGCCAACAGTAATAGTGTGACCAGTAGAACCCGAATCTATAAAAGTAGCACTGTTGTCAGTAGTATCAGAGTGAATCAACAACTTAGTGTAAGAATCTACTTCCCCTCTAATAGAACCTTTAACTTCCAATAACCCTTGAGGTGCAGTGGTTCCTATACCTACATTACCGTCTGATAATATTTTTACTCTAGTAGTACCACCAGGCTGAAGATTAATAGGAATAGTGCCAGAAGTTTCTATTTGCATTCCGGAAGTAGTGCCAATCAATCGACCTCTCATTGCATCAGCCTGAGATAAATCTAAAATCCCACCAGAAGTTGCATCATTTATCTCTAATACTGTATATCCAGAAATAGAAGTTGGTGAAATGGTTCCGATTCCTACGTTACCATTTGAATCTATTGCAAAATGTGGAGAATCTAAACCTGCACCAGCTTTTATCCCAAAATATGGTATTGTTTGATTTACACCTAAGCTGAAATTATTTGTTCCCGCAGATGTAACAAATTCAAGCCAATTCCAAGAACTTGAACCACTACCCTTTAATCTTACAGATGGATTTCCACCATATACTTCTAACCCCTGATATGTATTTTCTGGATTATCTGTTCCAATGCCCACATTACCACTATATTCACTTAAAATAACGTTGCCAGAAGCATATGCTTCTATAACGGGTAACCCTGAAGTATCATTGGCAGAAAACAACACGTCAGACAAGTCATCAGAGACACTGAGCAACTCTCCAGCAGTACCGTGAACTTCGAACTTGTCCGTTGGCGAATCAGTCCCGATGCCCACGTTACCCGTGCTGTAATAAATATCGCTACTACTAGTTGTCCACTGTGATTGATTTGGTATTGAGGCCCAACTTCCATCTTTTCTTAAAAATTCATTAGCATGTGTGCCATGTCCTGCTAAAACGAGACCCGCAACATATGAGTTGCCAGCCCCCATAACACTATATGTAGTATTGTTCGGTGAGGCCCAACTTCCATCTTTTCTTAAAAAAGTGCTATTGTGTGTACCACTTCCAGCAGCAACTAAGCCAGTAGCATAAGAATTCCCAGAACCCATTGTGGTACCCACCCCACCATCAGCTTTAAGAAACTGAGATGAAGTGCCACTGGTTTTTATAAACGAAGTGGCTTCAACAGCCTGACCAGTAATAAACTTATCACCACTACTGAAATAAGTTATGGACTTTAATGCTGTTGTTCCCGGAATGACAATACCAGAATCAGTAGCTTTAGCATCTGTAGTATTACTGACAGAATGATGTATGGCTCTTGTTGTAGCAGATGTAGCTGTCGTTGGTATCGAAAAACTATTTGTGCCTATATAAGTAGTAACATAAACATCTGTAGGCACTCCAGAAGCTCCATTAGCATCAGCATCAATATAAACAGATTGACCATTGGTAATAGAATGACCATTAGAAGTTATAGTTGCTATCGTCCCATTAGTTACAACACCCGCTTCAATCATTCCCCCGGGTACACCTAGTGCTAAGGTCTCATCTTCAACTATTGTAGAAGTAGTATTTAATTGAGTCGTTACGCCCTGGACATCTAGATTGCCACTTACTGTCAAATCACCAGATAAATCTAAGCTGGCAAAAGACACATCATCTGTAGCTGTAATACCTTGCCCCCAACTCAAATTCCCATTAGATCCGTCTGTGATTAGGGCTTGACCCGCAAGCCCCTGAGTTCCGGGCAAAGTTATAGTTATATTAGATGCTACTGATGCTGGGGCTTGAAGCGCCACATAATTAGTTCCATTTGTAGTTGCTTCTTCAAACCTAACATCATACTGATTTTTTATTAGCAGATTTCCGCCTGCTACAGTAAGAACACTGATATCACTATCAAATTCAACTCGTTCTGAAACTGCATCAATGCCTACAAAACCTTTATTGGGAACTGTTAATGCAAAAGCAGCTTCGACAACCTCACGGCCATCAAAATAAACAGGCATAATATTTCCTCTTATGGCTTATTTCTTAAAAGCTTAAGCCAATCTGGATACTATTCTAACATATGCAGTTCTAGAAGTTGCATTATCATTAACGACTTTAATTTCGATCTGATCGCCAGATTTGCAAAGAACAGGTGTGTTAGGCAAATACAAAAAACTGCTAGTTACTAAAGTTGTCAGATTATTCTCACTAATAACAGTATCATATTCATTAGACACAGATTCTTCTGCTAAAAGTTTAATTGTAACAACAATATTTCCCGCCCCAGAAGGGGGATTAGAATCAAGAGTAGCCGAAATATTTTCTATATAAAAGGGTTTGTCTGTGGAAGGGTATGTGAGGGTGACATTACTACCAGAGCTTATAGAACCAGTAGCAGTAGATGTCTCAACAGAAGCCATCAGGCTATAGGGGAGTATCTATTTTCGTAGTCTTTGAGAAGGAGTTTCTCTGTGACTAATAAATCAACATCAGATCTTATTGATTGCCAGGCGACATTCATTTCTGATCCAATAGCTCCAATCTTTATCGGAGCACTATTTTTAACAATTGCCAAAATTTCTAGTTGTGTAGGGGATAAATTGGCCCCCGACTCATTAGAATCAGGGGCCAAAACTTCGGAATCTTCGTCATCTTCAGAATCATTTGATCCTGCATCTTCAAACCAATCAGAAAAAGTTTCAATAAGTCTTTGACCTTCTGCATCAGAGACTTCTTTAACTTCTCCTATTCTAGAAAAAGACACAGTAGGACCAGTATAACTGGCCCTATCTGCGGAAATGAATCTAATGTTCATAGAGATTGTTCTCCAGGCTAGCCAATATTATAAACCATACCTGCAACTTTTTTAGCTGCTACAAATCTACTGCCAAAAGCTGTTCGGAAAGTCAAAACAAATCTACGACGATCTGTTTCTATTTCTTCACGACTCTTAATAGTTACATCTCGTTTTTGTCCAACAACAAAGGCATTAGTATGATAAATAACGGCTGACCCCAAAGTATTTCCACTACCAGCAAGAACTCCAGTTGCACTAGCTGCTCGAATTAATTCTGTTCTGATAATTGGAATACCCAAAACACTAGCTAATTGTCCTTTATCTATTGTCATTTGCGCTTCTCCGATTTTGTCACGGGTTAGCACTTCAGAAATAGTTAAAAGATCTAGATAAGTTTTCAGGGGGCAAAGTAAACGCATATTGGGCGGATCATAAAACACTTCATTCGTAGTTCCATCTTTGAAACCACCCAACATTGTTTTAATATCAGCAATAGTAATTGCATTACCGCCGCCATCAACAGAATTGTCAGCAAAATTGCCACCTATCGCTGTTTTTCTTAGACCCAAGAAGTTCTTTCGAGGATCATTAGCGTCAGTGACACCGCCAGCGGCATCCATGTGAGTTCCGCTTTCATTATCGCCATTAATAACACCATCATCGATACCTTTAGCTGCGGCTACTTGCATCTCAGGAATAGTGATATCTTGAACAACATTAACAATACTATCTTCAACAGCTTCTTCCTCGATTTCAACACGAACAGCCATTTTGACAGGCGTCAATGTGATGTTTCGAGAACCTGGAGTAGCAGCGCCAATCCAGTTCGCAGAAGTTAGATTGTCTGAAGTTTGAGTTCCATAAGCGGCCACAGAAATTCCACTGCCAGCACCCGGAATCTTCATTGAATCAGTGCCTTGCGGAATCGTAACACTTGGGAAAGTGCTAGTAACTTCATAGTTCTGTTCCATTCTGTTAATGAAATCAGCACTAAACACTGTCGGTATCCATTCAAGACCAGATCCGGCAGTAGTATTATCTAACGCTTTGGCCAATTCGGTGTTTTTACGAAAATATGTATCGTAATAATTCAATTCTTGCGGATGACGTTTCAGAAAATGAGATAATACAATACAAGTATCATTATGTTTCTGCAATTCAGAAACAACTTCTTCACGACCTCTAAACTTATCAGCAGGTGTATCGACCATTTTCTTAATAAGTTCTAAGTTCGTACCATTCTCAGTTTCAGCACGAGCATCATCAGTGGATTGATATTCGTGTCCAGACTGATAATCATCACGAACAGACTTCCGCATATTTGCTTCTAACTTGCCAAAGTCTTCCATCTGTTCTTTATGCTTTGTATCATACTCTTCTTTAAACTTATCCATCCGTTCTGCTAGATCAGATGTCAAAGCTTCTTGAATATCAGCATCTCGTCTTTTCTTATTGATTGTCTCTAAATTATTGCGCCATTTAGTAGCAATCTCAGTAATCTCACGTTTTGCATTTATATGAGCAGTCTTCTCAGCCATTGTTAAGCCACCTCGCTTAATAGATTCTCAATTTCGGAATTAAAAGTGTCAAAGTCTTCACCAGAAATATCACCCGCTTCATATTTTTCATTCATTTCAGCAGATAATTCTGTCAAAGTTTCTAACATTTCAGGAGTAACTATCGATTCATCCTCTTGTTCAGATTCAACAACCGATATCTGCGGACCTTCATCCGTATCGCCTTCCGACTCAACGACGGATTCTTCTTCTTTCGAAGTCATTTGATCTTTAATTTCATTGACTGTTTCTAATAAAGTACCAAAACTTTCAGCATTACTAGAAAGATTTTCAGTCATGTTTTCTACAAGAGATGTCAACTCAGACACTCTTGATTGCAACTCTTCCATTTCGATTGATGATTCACTATCAGATGCAATTACAGCATCACTAGAATCAATATCGGAATCTTCTTTCACATCTGACATTTCCAAATCCATATGCCCCGATTCATTTTTTACTAATTTATAATAAGCTTTCGGAACAGCGCCATCATCAACAAGTGAAACTATTCTAACTTTTAAGTTTCTAATTCTCGCCTTACGTCGCCGAGGATTGCCCTCTTCATCTTCATCTTCTAATTCAACAACATTATCTTTAATCATTGAACAGGAATCCTTTCACCCTCGCCTTCGATTGAATAAGCTCGAATTTTTCCATCTTTTATAAGTTGCCAGACATCATCATTTCCGACAAAGACATCTAAAATCCAAGTTCCTTTTTTGATAATTTCACCGTCGCCATAAAAGTCAACATCATTCTTCAAGACAACAGACTCAATAGGAACAACACCATCCGTAAAATCATCATAATTTGACGAATGCAAAATATTGATTTGTTGAAAATCTTTCATAAACCCATGAGCGGCTTTTACAATTTCATCAGCTTCTATTAAGTCATTTTGCAAATCAACAGAATTGGGAATAAGAACAGGACCGCTAATAATTCTTTCATCTTCACTCACGCTCTTAATAACAGCGGTTAATTCTGTCGTATGTTTATTTGATTCATCGCTTTTTCTCATACGTCTTCTCTTCCGCCTTTCGTCTATTTTCCCTTTTGCCTCATTAACAACACGTTTCATTCCACTAACGCCCGATGCATTAATAGTTCCCCACTTAATATTTGCAATTGCACCGTTTAATCCTACGCTATTGTAATGTCGAGTCGCAAAACGTTCTCTTTTCTTTATCCACGTCAAAACACCTAATGTTCGCTTCCCATCCCGATATCGTCCCCATACACGAAACGAATCATCTCCCGTAAAGGATGTAGGTGGATTGCCCCCAGTACCAGCACGTTTCCACAATTCTGGATAATTCTTTTTTAAATCAATTGCATAAGCATAACTAAATTGCTTAAATTGACTATTTAAAAGAGACACCTTTTTATTACGACCTTTTTTGGGAAAATCTGTCATTGCCTTCTTACGGGATGAAGCCTTCTTTTTGGGTTTCTTTCTGGGCTTATTATAATGGTGAGGCATAACTTATATAAAACTATGATAAATTATAATGGTACCATTTGTCAAATGGAATGAATTTTTCTATTCAATGACTTTTCTTCTATGTTATTGAAAGATTCTTCAATTGAAGCCCGTTCTTCATTACTAGAAAATCTTGCAACAGAAGGCATGTGTCCCAATCCGGGAGTATCCCCACCTTCAACATCACCCTGCAATCCCATTTTGTTTCTAACTTCATTGGGTGTCATAATTCCAGATTGTATGAATCTGAAATATCCTAACGACTCTTCCATGAAATCTTCTCTTAGACCCGCAATACCACGAGTATCAAATTCAAAATTCAACTTCGAATCAGATTCATTAGTCAAAAGAACTTTTGTTAAAGTTTGTTCTACGTTTCTAAGACGAGGCATCATTGTATCTTGCCAAAACATTTTATATGCTGATTCTGTATTAGTAGATCCCTTAGCTAAGGCAACTAAATGATAACATCCCATATTCATTAAAGCTTTATCTCTAACAAGATCACTACTTTGAACAAAATCAGAATCAGTAGGAGAAGGGATTTTGATATCTAAAGGTTGCAATCCTCCGCCCAATAGAAGAAGCTGATGGGCTTTGTCTGCACCTTTATATTGTCTTTCAATTAAAATCTTAAATCTTTCGAAAGCGGCATCAGATAACTCTAAGTCTGTACTAAACACCATCGATGGAACAACTGAATTCTTAAAAAAGCTTTTTCCAAACGTCGATAGATATAATTCCATAATCAACGAATCTTGCCCGGCTGTAATAGTGGGTAAACCCGTATATGTGGAAAAGGGATTAAAATGTGTGAAATGAACAACATTATCCATTGAAACATCAATTGTCTTATCATTGACATTTCGTTTATAACTCAGTCTTTCAGATTTATCTAAGCTAATGACTTCGACTAGATCCGGTCTTTCAACATGAATTTTAATAGGAATGGAACCGAATAGTTTTTCATCAACAGGCCTAACTGGTTTTTCAAGAAACCAATAAGAATTGCCTGCAAGTTCTAAAAAAGCAAATGTTCTAACGAGTAATTCAAATCTTGTTAATATACGATTGGGATCATCTAATAACTCTTGAAGTGGATGATCATCAATGTATTCTCTATCGCCACTAGCAGTCGATCTATAAATTTTCAGAGGGACCATGGCTGCATTAGTCGCTATAGTATTAACACCACAAAAAACCCATAAAACATTTCTATATGCATTTAAAAGATTCGCTTGAGACTCCCTATCAGGACTTTCATTTTGTCCGGAATGAATCTTATATAATAGATCATCATCAAAAACATGATTAGATGTTTTCAAAGATTTAGCCAGTTTTAAAAATGTTGTTGCTATTGCATTTCGTATAGCCATAATACCAATCCTACAATAATGCTTATTTTATTGTCAACATTAACTTCGATTCATTAAAGTATAGTAATTCATCATGTCATCAAAAACAAGCATAAAATCTTTGTTATCAAACGGAATCTCGTCCATATTTAATTCGGATAAAGGATTAAGATTATCTTTAATATAATTCATTATGACATCATCCCCTTTTTGGGGACTGAATTCAGTATTTAAAGTTATCGAGTTATCAAATGTATAATCTTTAAATCCAAACAGAGCCCTTTGATTTCTATCAATTCTATCAAACATCTCAAACTCGTCATCATCATCTTCAAAATTAACAACATGAAATTTAAGAGCTGCCCCATATGACTTTTTAGCCGCCTCAGCAGCAAACATCCATGACATCAACATATCATTGCTGGGATAATCGGGATACATTTTCACTTCCATCAAAAAACGATCCCAATCAGATGAAGGTAAAGAACTACCATCTATTACGCCTTGACTACGACTTGGATAATTAAATCTCCATTTGTCATTGATAATTTCTATTGATATTCTTTCTAAAGAACTATGTTTGGCAACACCTGTAGTAAAAGGCTTAATAGGTAAAGATTCACGAGTATTTGCATTCAATGCATCGACAATATCATCTTGAAGAGCATTATTTTCAACATAAATTAATTCCGGCTGATAAATATCGTAGTAATCTTTAATTTTTTGAACTTTTTCAGTAACTCTCCAAGCCCCAACAGCAACATCTATCACATAATGTCTTTCTTCATCAACAGCTATTACTGTAATGGCTGTGCCTTGTCTTTTCTTAGTAGACAGGTCAACTCCCATGAATTTTCGACATTTATTTCTTATATATTCAATATCATAGTCTCGTTTACCTAAGGATTCAAAATTCTCATCAAAAGGTCTTTCTTCTGTACTTGAAGTTCTACATCTTCGATTTCGATTATAACTTATCAGATCATTAGTTCTTTCATCATCTAATTTTTGTCGAGTATGACGATCAGGCCAATCAACCCATCTATATCCATCAACAATATCTTCTTCATCAAATGAATACTTAATGCAATTCCACCCCTTCTTTTGTTCCAAATAATGCATCAAATCATTGCTTCTCCAAGCTGTACCGACACACACAATCTGTCCGCCTTCAATGACGCATTTTTCTAAGGTGTTTGTATACCACTCGATAACTTTTTCAATTTCGCCCTGAGTTGCTGTATTATGTTGTCCCAAAACATCATCTAGTAAAACAAGATCAAATCGTGATCCCAAAATAGATTTTGATCCCACTCCATAGCTAACGATTGAAGAATCTTTAGAAACTAAAGGTCTATCAATAAGAATACTATCAACAGTCCATTTCTTGGGTTTTTTTACATTTATTTCATCCATCATGGGTCTCAATTTTGGAAAACACTTTTTTAAATCTGGATCAGACATTGTGTACTGTTTGATTGTCGAAAGTATTCTTTTCGATTGATGAGATGCGGACGAAATAATTGCTATTCTTAAATTTGAATCGACACCCAGACTCCACAAACAATAAGCTACAGAAAAAAGAGTAGACTTTCCTGTTTCACGAGGTGAAAACACAATCAGTCTCTCATTATCTTGAAGCATCTTGCACCATTCTCTGTGAAATCCCTGCAATTCTATATTATGGCCTACCCCAGTACTTGTATTAATTCTTTTTTCATCTTTGATAACTAATTCGCAAAACGATTCAAAAGAAAATTGGGCCGTACTCGATAAATACTCTTTATACAAATAGTCTAATAAAGCGAGTTTTTCTTTCTTGCTGGTATTTAAAGAAAGAACTTTTCTAACCATTTGTTTGGGCAAATTAGAATATTTATTATTCTTCGTCATTTTCTAATTCTTGTATTAATTCTATTTCTGAAACATCGTCTAAAATAACACCATCTGATGATTCGACATTTCGATTATCTTGAAAAAGATTAAAAAATATTTGTTGTGTTTTCTCGCTAACGCCTTCTATTTTATCCTGTTCTCTAACATCCACACTATCGCCAGTTAATTTAATATAAGAATCAATTAAATCTTTTGTAGCACGAGCTTGTTCAATAACTGTCATTTCAGAATCGTCTACATGGCGACTAATTAAATCCATAGCTTTTTCAGCTACAGCAGAACCCAATTTCGCTTTTTGTTCAGCAACTGTTGTATCCAAAACCTCAACTGTTTTCATTCTAACCTTCTGATAATGTTCCCTTTTTATAGCATCCCAATTTTCAGCTTTTATCCATTTTCTAACAATGCTAACAGGTATCCCGCAAGAAACAGATGCCGCAACAGCATCTTCTGAGTTAATATAAGCCATGAGAGCATATTCCTTTTGCATCTCAATCGCCATGGGTTTATTATATACTCCACGTTGTAAATCTAATATTTCCCGTTCAGCTTTTTTACTCTCTCGTCGAAGCTGATTATATTCTTTTAAGGTTTCTTTCTTATTCATGACAAAATACTGCCTGACATGCGACTCAAATCTAGAACACTCAAAATATAGATACAAAAAATACTGTTCAAGACAATGTGACCCCGACATAGGAACAAGAAAATATAAGAGACCATGTATTGTATGTGGACAAGATTTTATTACTAAAACAAGAAATAATAGATCTGAAACTTGCAGTTCTGAATGCAATCAAACACATAGAGAAAATATAGAAGTAATTGATTTTTGTATCACTTGTGGAGAAAAAATATCACACAACAAAAAAGGACACTACGGAGTCAAAAGATTTTGTGGGCATAAATGCAAAGATAAGTACGTAAAATACATGACAGATGAAGACAAAAAAGTACAAAAAGCTATTAGAAGTCAATTGCTGGCAATGACATACAAACAACAAATAAAAGATTTAAAAGCTTTCGTCAAAACATTTAGTCAGTAATATGAATATTTGCTTCCTCTTGCTTAGAATCTAGAATTTTATTGACTTCACGACGAAATTTATGAATTTCAAAAGCTATTTGACCGTAGGCTTTCATAATAGATTCGCTTTGTTCAGGTATCAACTTGGGGGCAACCACCTCAGTTCTATCAAATCCTTCGGGGGTTACAACAATGCGTATTTCAGCTTTTTCCATCTAATCTTCCCCATCTTTTTTTAAGGCTTCATGTAAGTTAGTTCCCAGTCTTCTCATCCAGCCTCTCAAAAATCTATTTTGATTAGTTCGCTCTGCATCAAAACTACATCCCCTAAGAACCAAATTCGAATACCAAACTGATAATTCAGCAAAATAATCAAAAATAGTTAAGTTAGCATCCTCCAACGCCGCACGAGTACCTCGACCCGGAACACCATCCACATCAATCCAAGAAAATGCACCCTCTTCATCATCTTTAGTGGGATTCAGTTTAGTGTTGCAAGCCATTTGCATAACTCTAGAAGCACCACCACGACCTAGATTTACAGCAGCATCAATATATAATGGACGAATTGATTCGGGTACATTCTCTAAACCCAAGTTATTCCAATAATCAAGATAAAATTCGCCCGCGTCTTCTACTGACATTGTTTCGATTTCGTCAGTAGTAACAGAACGTTCTTTGAATTCTGAATAACTTTTTTGTGTTATTCCAAAATTGGTGGCTCCGCCTTTGTCATCTGGGTCATTTACAAATCCGCCTTCATGTTCTAAAGTTTGCGCCAACCATGATTCAAAATCCATCTAATTTCTCCCTTAAAAAATCAAAAACTTTTTCTTTTTCTTTATTTCCGGTCTTCCACTTTTAGTCCATCTATCTCTAGCCATTTTCAACTCACGTTCTGTGAATAAGAAATTGACTTCACCCAATAGTTTGTTTGTGTCTTTATCACCTGATAACAGGTAATAACTCGACAATTGACCAAATGTATGGCTGTTATTTTCATACCTCATAATACTTTCTCCCACTCGAATAAGTCAAGTTGATCGTTATTTCTTGAAAATTTATACCCCTTCTCTGGAACAATAAAAGAATTGATTTCTTTATTAATATAATCCCCATATCTTAAAAACTCGGCTGCAAACTGAAAATTTACTTGTTCAAAAGTTCTGCTTTTTGTTCGACAATACGGTGATTTGTGAAGTGCTACATTTAAAGAAGATACACTAGAATCAGAAGAAGAAACCCCTACTGAATGATTCATTTGAAGTTGTTGTAAATTGCCAATACCAAAGCTATGAATTCCATATTCTTTGGGAACTAACTTTCTAATAAATTCCACAAACTCAAACTTACTCTGTAATATTGTTTCTCTGTTCCCCATATTACTATCATTACCTATACTAATCCCGCCCAATCCAAACATATAACGTTCAGAATTCAATTCGAAAGCATTTAATTCTCTATCATATAAACTCACACAATATTCATACTCCATCAAATCACAGCCCTGGATAGGCAACACTTTAATCGCATTCGTTTCATAATCTAATAGTTTCCCTGCATTTTCTATTGTCTTTTCTATTGCCTGTATAGATGTCATGTTTGCAAGTTTTAACAACTCACTTGTTCTTCCGCCAGAACTGCTAATGGGAAAATCAATAGCTGCAATATAGTCTGGATCAATTTCATCAGCTAGATCAAACAAATATTGATTGTTATCTAACCATTCAATCTCCCCTTTCATTCCCGCAGAAAAAAACCCAGAATCTAGAAATAGTCTTCTAGATAAATTCAAGAACTCTTTTACATGTTTAAATCTAGATACTCGATAAGCAGAAACTAAAACATCAATCTGATCGGGAACAAATTGCAAAAACTTAGATGAATCAGGCATACACTGAAAATACTTAAACACAAATAATACCTTTCATTAGCCTTTGAAATTTCATTTCCTCTCTTAAAATAAAAAAACTAGTAGTAGCATTAAGCTACTACTAGCCGCAGTATATCATGATATCCCTAAAAGTTTCAAATATTATTTAAATCATCAAACACTTCTATACATTATCTCATCTCGCCTGATTGTTATGATTATTATTCTTACCATTGCCCATAGCATATGAAGTTGCTTCTTGAACTAATTGTGCGTCATCACTAGAATTATTAAACCAAAAATCCGTCAATTTGGCCTGAGTCGTCGCTGTCGCCGTAAGAAGTATTAATAAAAGATCCTGAACACTGTCAGCAATTTCTGCCTTCGTGGCAGACATAACCAATAAGCCCGCAACACTACCCACCATTACAAACAACAGTCCCGCCGAAAGGAAAAATTTCCTCTCCTGACGATATAAAATCAATTTCAAGAGTTGCAAATTGACTTCATGGGCAAGCTCTTTATTACTAGGAGTATCTTCCCCTGAATCTGTTATAAGATTATTTGTTTCCTCATTCATAGCGATATATTATTTGCTATAAAATTTCCTTGTTAATATTAACAACCTCAGAAGATTGTTTTTTCCCAATATAACGCCCCGCCCCACGACTAACATTCTTCGAATTAGTTCGAATCCTTCTCTTTTTCTTCTCTTTTTCCCTTTTCTCTCTTTCTAATGCCTCCAACCTAACAGTCATTGCCGCTACTATTCTAGCTATCATTATTATAAACCCCTATTAATTCTACAAAACATCACCATGTCGTCCTGGCGCTTTCGAACTAGAACGACTTCTTATAGTTCGACCAGTTTGCCTTTCCGTAAATCTTTCCAACATCGCTAAAACCTGTTCCATCATCCACGCTTCAGATGGTAACTTATCTATTTTTTCGTCCCACGTCATATCTGTAATCGGATTTAGTTTATATTTCTTTTCTATCTCTTTTCTGGCTTCCGAAATAACTTGAAATAATTTCTTCGACAATCCAATATCCTCTGAATCTAATTGAATATGTTCCACTAAATTTCTTAAACTTGACGCTTGATCTTCTTTCAATTTGTAACAGCGTCTATTTCAGATTGAATCTCAGATAATCTAAACGGTTTACCCAGAAATCCATTCATTCCAGATTTGAGACAATCTTCTTTTACATCCCCAACAAGACTTGCCGTCAATGCCACAATTCTAATATTCTTATTAAATTCTCTAATTAATCTAGTTGTTTCAAAACCATCTATTTCCGGCATCTGCAAATCCATAAATATTATATCATATCCATTATTCTTTTCTTTTTCTATTGCGATTTGTCCATTTTCTGCCAGTTCTACTTTAACTTCTAGTTTTTCTAAATATCGTTTAGCAACTTGTCTGTTAATTTCATCATCATCTACAACTAAAGCCGTCAAAAACTCTTTTCTTTCATAAGGCAACAATTCTAAATCGAACTCAAAAGTACTTCCTATACCAAACTTACTATTAATTCTTATTTCTCCACCCATTCCCTCAACAAATTTTTTGCAAATTGACAAGCCCAAACCCGTTCCACCATTTTTTCGATTGTTTTTGTCATCTATTTGAGAGAACTCTTCAAAAATGTAATCTTTTTTCGAATCAATAATGCCTATCCCAGTATCGATAACTTGAAAAAGAACATTATTACTAGAATTATCGAAAATAAGATTCAGATTAACTGTTCCTTTTTCAGTGAACTTTATAGCATTGCTAATTAAATTAATCAAAACCTGATTAATTTTCTGTTCATCGCCTATTCTCTGTTGATTAATGCTATCAAAATTATCATTTAGAGGATTGAAAACTAAAAACAATCCTTTAGCTGTTGCTAAAGGATTCATTCTATTAATCGTTTCATGACACAAATCAATCAGTTTGAAAGGCTGATTTTGATATTCAATCTCAAAAGAATCGTTCTTAGAGCAATCTAATAATTCGTTAACTATAGATAACAATCTATCTGATGATAATATAGCCCTGTCAATATCCTCGTTTGTTTCTATATCCAATTTGTTTCTGTTAATCAATCCCAAACTACCCACAATTCCGTTTATGGGTGTTCTAATCTCATGCGACATTCTAGACAAGAAATCTGTTTTAGCTTGATTGGCATCTTCTGCTACTACTTGTGCATCTTCTGCTACTACTTGTGCTTTCTCTGCTTCAATCAGATTATTCAGAGCCTCTTTCAATTCAACTTTAACAGAATCCAATTGATTAGAGACAGATTTACCCACATTGTCGGCGACCATATCAATCATCTTCTGTCGCCCTGCCTGTAGATACTTCTTGTTCTCAGCAGAAATAGCCCGCTGCACAGACAGCAAGGATCGACGGTTGAAATACCCAATACCAGAAATCAGTATCGCCACCAAAATCACCTCATCAATTAGTAACTGCCACCAAGTTATTATCATATTTCAACCCATCATAAATTGATCTAACTGTTCTGGGTGACATTTATAGTTACCTTGCGCTCTGCCAATCCATGCTGCTTGATGACACCACATTTTCAACGTCGATTCTTGAATTTTATTCTTATAACTATAAGAAATATTACCTTTTATCAACTCAGAATCATCGTTTGAAACGAATTCTTTCCAATGATAAGAAAAATCATCTTCTTTTATTTCTTCATTTCTATCTCTAGTCATCAACAAAAATACTTGAAACTTAACAAGATCAAAAATCACTTCATATTCCGTGTTAAAGTTTTTAGAAAACTCTAAGAACAAAACAAATTTACGAATATCATTAGATAAGTCAACAGATTTTAACACACATCTCAACCATGTCGCCTCTTCAATGGGCCAAAATATATCTGAAAGTGTTTCATCATGATGATTCCACCCTCCTCCAGAGTATCCTGTCTCAATATAATCTTTAACAGTCAAATACTCTGTGTTAAAAATAGTGTCGCCATTTTTGCAAAACTCTATGAATATCTCATAAAAATCAATATATTCTAACTTATATTTCTGATAATAGAATTTAGATATGTATTCAAGGATTCCCAAACTGTGAAACGCTTGTATCGCCCATCCATAAACAAACATCTGTTTCAAGTCTTCAGTGCTGCAAGTATTAGTACTAACTACTATATCTTCATATTCTTGAATATCACCTCTTGTCTCTACAGACGAATGCCACAAATAAATGGGAGATCGAATTGTTTTTATCTCGTATTTAGCCTTATATTTAGTCTCATTCATGGGCGCATTGACAAAAACACCACAATTATAAATAAAAACAACGGGTCGAGGAAACAAACCCATCATTTGATTAAGACTATTTTTATAACTATCAATAGTCTCGCCTGGCATTCCCATTATTATTTCAGTATAATTTTCGAGACCCTGTCTTCTGAACTGTTTAACAAGCTGACTATATTTATTAAATTTGATATTTTTTCTTTTAATGGCAATTAGTGTTGTGTCATCAAGAGACTGAACAGCAAGAGTTACTGCTCGTAACAAATCTGCATCTATTAACTCTTTTGCTAAAGGTATAATCTTATCGGATGATACTTTTGCCCATGCGGGTCTAATTCTGCCTGGATAGCCCTTTTCTAGCTTCTCTTCTTTCAATTTTCTAGTTAATTCAAAATCACGTTCAGCAAATATACCGAAGTTAGCATCGCAACAATCTATATATGATATTTTGTTATCTGCAAACCACTCAATCTCCTCGAAAAGTTTGTTTATATCCCATTTTCTCACTTTCGTTTTTGTCGCACTGCCCCAATCACAAAAAGTACATTCGAAAGGGCAGCCCCTATTTGTTTCCCACGCAACTATGTAGTCTACGTCATCAACATCTTCGACTAAATCCCAAATCAAATTTGTCAGATAAGGTGAAGGTATACTGTCTAAATCATCAATTCTAGTTTGGGGCATTGTTCTTAACCCCCTCATCTCTAAACCGTTTATACTTGAATAATCATTGTAAGACAGATAGTTCTTATGCGACATATAGACTTCAAAAATCTGTTTTAAGGTCTTTTCCCCTTCTTGATGAACAAGAATATCAACATGAGGATAATCAGCAAAGAAATCACCTTCATAGTTAAGAGGAACCTCAGGCCCACCATATATAACCGTGCAATCAGGATATTTGTCTTTCACTCTCTCAGCTAAAACATTTGTTATTTCCCAGTTCCAGACATAACAAGAACAAACTAACAAATCAGGATCTTCAACACGTTCAATATATTCATCTAGCTTATCTCTAAATATAAATGTTTTTTGATAATCAAACTTATCTTTGAGATTAGAAAACGAATTTATATATGAAAACAAAGATGCAATGCTATAGGGTACATGAATAGACGATGCATACTTATAATTAAATTGTGAACTGTAGACTTTAATCATCGTCATCCTCAGATTTCACACGTTGCATTCAGCCGTTACCATCACTGCCTCTTTGATCGTATAAGGCAACAACCGCAGATGAGAGTATACCCAGCATAACTAGTAATAATCTCTCAAAAAAAGCGAGTTCTTTTTCGATGCCCACAGTTCCCTTGGGTGACCACCAAGAAACCACACTCATCATCACCATACAGCCCACTAATATTAATACTCCAATGAAAACTAGCCTGACTACACTTATCTGACCCTGTGTCTTCATCAAAAACGTATTGTTTTTCTCACTAGAAGCTAAATTTTTAGCTAAATCAGTGACTTGTTCTTCAAGAATTAATATAACTTCGTGATCTGTCTTTCCTTGATAAACGGGATTAGCCGAGTGATTCGAATCGTTAATATTGTTTTCTTCCATTTCATCATCATCATCTGTCACTATCGTAACGAAATGAAAGAAAAATGTCAACCGAAATTTAATTCCTTAACATTATCTAAATTCATGTTTTTAACACCATTGTCATATGCAACTGCTGCCCTATAATCTGTCTCAAATGTGCCTAGATGATGTTTTTTCCCCTTATGTATAAAAGATGCTTGCCACTTATTTTTTCGTCCCGCTCTATACGCCTGAGTATGCAAATTAACGCCTATAAACTTTGATTTGGGATAAGATCCATTACTCGATACAGATTTCGATATAGATTTAGACAAAGGTTTCGACGCAGATTTAGAAACCGTATCTTTATAATCGTAAACCCCAACTAAAATTCGAGTCTTATTATCGTCAAAATCATAACACAAATACTCATCATCTCTACGTATCCACAAAAGATTTAAATCCCTAATAACACTTTCTTTTTCCATTAAATTCCTCTCTTATTTCCCCAAATATCAATATGCAATCGTGTTGAATATCTGTATCCCCACTCTTTACACAAATCAATCACCCATTCCTGTTTATTCTGTAACTCTTCTTGATTTTTAGCTTGGGGCATTAAATATATTTTATCGCCCTTAACACCTAAGAATCGTTGAAGATATAAAACTTCTGTAAAATCTTGTGGATACTCAATAACAAACTTTAACTGAAAATCAGTTTCATTAATCATTTTTTTCAGTACATTCAATTGAAGTCTGTTTTTTTCTTGTAGATGTCTTTCCTTTGTTGAAATGGGAATTGAATTACTTAATTTGGGACTTATCGAAAGCAAATCAATCTCTAACGAACAAAAAATAATTCCCGCTGTTTCTATTGTTATATGATATTTTTTTTCTTTAAGAATTTGACACAATTTTATTAATTGTTGTTTCTGTAAATAGGGTTCTCCCCCTGTAATTACAATGTATTTCGTTTTGTATTGATCAATTTTATCTATCAAATTCGATAAATCGATATAGTTTTCTTCCGCTTCCCATGATGTATAAGGGGTATCACACCACAAACATCTCAAGGGACAGCCACTAAATCTAACAAATGTACTGGGAACCCCAATAAGCTGCCCTTCACCTTGAATAGAATAAAATATTTCGCTTAAATTAACCTTCATAAAAAAAGGGCCTGAACGGGAAAAGCTATTAACCCGTTTAGACCCTCGCTTTCTGTATTTTAGTTGATTACTTTATACAAGACTCCGACTACAAAATCTATTTTTAAAGTTAATCATGTGTCGTTTAACACGACAAGTTCAATTATAGCACGTATTTGCAGTCATTTTCAATCCTATAATTGACTTTTTTATGTTATTCTGATATAATAGAATTGTTGTTATCGCAACAGACGAATTGCCTGCTCAATACACAAAGCGACTTAGTGTCCCCCACCTTTGATACTAAGTCGTTTTTTTTGTCTAAAATCTTTTTTTCGAGTTGGGAATTGTAATCAAGATCATTCGACTACCTTTCTCCATGTTCTCTAACTCAACATCATCAAATCTAAGCTTCTCTTGTCCCGATTCGGGGATTAACTTGTATTGTGAGTAGTCATCCTGAATCAATCTCAATTCATCTTTCGCTTGAATTGTATTATCACTACGCATATTGACAATTGGCATTTCCTTATCCCTTTTCTTGTCAAAACGACCCACCTGAATTCCCAATATCCCTTGATCACTATTAAAGTAAATAGCCGAATTCTCCCATTTCTTTAACTTTAAATCCCCTCGCAATCTCGTATTGAAACTTATAACGCCATATTCATCAATCATTACAACTTTTGCTGTGCCATCTTTCGACTTAATCGCATCAAATCCCATCTCTTTTAATTTGTGATTCATTGTTGTCATTCCCCCATACTGACGAATTACGTCGTCTATTATCTGCTGAATTTTTCGATGATTGATTATATTTTGAAATTGTTTCGATGTCAACATCACAAAAATCCCCCTCACAACACGTTATACAAACCTGATGACATCTACTACACTGATAATGCCCGTGAACAAAGACGAGACTCAAGTTCGCACCACAAAAATCGCATCTCTTTTTCATAGACTTTTTTCTCTTCTTATGCTATCATATATAGCATCAAACTTAACTTCCGCGCTGAATGATGTTCTTCTCCAACCTGTCTGGAAGAATGTCATTCAGCTTTTTTCGTCATTCCTTATAATATAGATGAGTATCATGAATAAATGCCCCTATACTATCCTTCTGCTTACGAGTATAATTCATATCATGATAGCCACTCCTCTCTTGAAGTTCCCTGACCTGCCCCAAAGTTGTTATTCCATTCCGCTGAAATTTCTCTAATAATCTCTTATCAAATCCACATTTTTCAATAGAAACCCCACGATTATGCTGAATAGCAGCTAAAAAATCTTCCATCGTGGGGAAATCCTTTGTTCTACCCGCCGCTAATAATTCAGAATATTCCCCCTTAAAATCCTTCTGGGGTTTCCCGGGCTCACTTTCCCACTCACATGTCATTATAGATTTCAGTGAAGTCATCCTTGACTTCAGCTTTGAATTCATCTTTGTTTTTCCTTTATTTTATTACTTTTCGCCGAACATATCGATTGTACATACATCCTTAATTTATATCCTATTATCTGTAAGCTTATATAAGCTTACATTGCACAATCGATATCCTTAGCCAATTGATGATAATATTCTGTAATCTCTTGATGCAGCCCTGAAGAAAAAACTTCCAATATTCTGTCTAGCGTTTTTCCCTCCTCTATCCACCCGCTAACCCATCTTTTTCTGTCCGATTGCACCCGCTCAATCGTATCCAAAGTCGCATCATGACGATTTGTTACCGTCGAACCACGTAGCCTGTACGTCGATTTGGGTTTGTACCCCCTCCCTCTGCTTCCCCCATTTAGACTATCCGCTTCCGCTAATGAATCAATCTTGATTAACCAGCCCTTCGTGTTTTCTTTCTTCCTTAATGTTAAGGGCGCCTCCGCAACCCCTTCCACCGTTCTCCTCACCCATGTGTAAATCGTATACCTGCTTCTATTTACCCACTCCGCTGCCTCCCGCACCGTCATCCATTCCTCTTCATTCATCATACTCAAAATACTCCCTTATCTCTTCCTTAACCCCATAACTCTCTGCAAACATATTTCTATATTTTGATATTTCCTGCTCCATATTGGGAATATCAAACCATTCACCCGACTTTAATCTATACGATTTAAATACTTTGTGATAATCCGCCTCCAACTCCTTAGGCCGCCCCGTCCAATCCTGACCCAAAACTAGCAACCCCACTGGCACATTGTTCTGTAACTGCCTTAACCTCTTGTCGAAATTATACGTGTACCCAATCTTTAAATAATTTGTGCCCTCCATGTTTATGAAATAAACACACCCCTCCTCCTCATTCATTATTCGTCAT